AATCTCATCAAATGGCTTGTCACAGAATTCCGTTGCGGACAACGGGTACATGCATCTGTAGCCATCTCTCTCAATCAACTCTATGATGGTGGCATCCTTGTCCACCATTATCTTGTCTTCAACGACAATCAACATTGTTCCACGCCCTCTCATTGTCTCTACCTAGCAAAAGCAGGTTCGATATCTACTCCATCTTGTTTCCTCCATATATGATTTCGGCAAGGTCCCTAATGTACTTGCCGTAGTGCTTTGTGATACTTCCTTGCGGGCGACCCTTGGCATCGGCATACTCCATGAGTAACCCGGCCAAGTTGCTCGCTGCTGTGGGACACAATAGCACTGGTCCCTCTGGTGTGTCAAGCGTGACCAAGAACCTAGGGTCTGGTACATGCTTACCACTACATAGACACTTATCTTCTGTATCTATTGTATTTACTTTGAATATTTTTATGTATTCTTCAAGTATATCAATCATCTTAGCATCCTCAATCGGTTCTTGTCAAGACCCGATGACCCTCATTCCTTCTAGGAATGCTGCCAGATCGTCTGGCATAGGTCCACCTCTCTTTGGAGGTCTGATCACTCCGTCCTTTGGTTGAATATTTGTAGCCTCGGTCTTGACTTCTGCTCTCAGAGTCTCTATAGTTTTGACTACAATCTCTGAATCCCCTCTTGGTGTGTACTCAATAGCATTGAAGATAGCACCACACACGGCGTCTGACAAGTCCTTAGAACCCTTGCTTGGGTGGTCAATCTTATCATTTGGCATAACTCTCAATTGTAGCAACTCGTCAATGAGAATCTGATCATATGGGCCAGACAGTCTTTCCTCGTGTACCACCATTGCCATGTCTGTGTAATGCTTCTTTGCCACAGACAGTCTTTCTACTCTCAGTCCATATTGTCTCAACTCCTTGGAGATATCCGCGCTCTCCCATCGGTCGAATGATACCACTGAAATATTAAAACCTCTTCTTTGCAAACTTACTATGAACTCTCGCACTTCTGTGAAGTCAACATGCTTGTCAGAACTTGGAGTCCAATACTTCAAAAGGTCTACCTTTACCACCGGTGCGGGCTCTGACTGGTTGCCTCCGATGTCTCTTCTCTCAAAATGATCAACATGGGCCAATGCCACGGCACAACGGTCATGAAGTCGGGCGAGGTCCACATGGACATAGTAACGCTTCTCTGGATCGGGCAGGAAATCCTTCTCAAAGCGTCCATCCTCATCGATGCCATTGCTTGCCTTGAATGCATGTTCAATTTTCTCACGGCTTGTGAAGAACGCGCTTTCGGACTCTGGTGGCATGCAGGCATACTTCTTTAGGGCCATGACAGGATCGTCCATGAATCTCTTCATGTAGTCTCTGATGTCTCGGCTTGGGTTTACTTCCCATGATGGCCTCTTTAGGCAGAAGACACCGGGCTGCTCGTACTTGACGATATGGTCTTCGTCCCAGAAGATTGTGAATTCGTTTCCCTTGGTGCCATCTGGAAGTCCCTCGTTGATCTTGAAGGTGTGGGTTCTCTGAACAACTTCCTTGATGGCTATTGCCTTGTTGTACTTCTTCATGATAAAGTCTTCCTTGTAGCGAGGGAAGGACAGAAGAAGCATCTTGCCATTATTTGGAAAACGTGAAGTGATAGAGTCTGAATACATATCGTACAGAATCTTGGCCTTGCTGTTTTCTTCTCCCGGCTTTGACTGCTCTGAATCGAATCCAGAAATCTCGTCAAGTACAACGAACAATGTATTATAACCCTCAAAGGCCTCTGCCTCAGAGTGTCCTGAATACACATTGATATTCTTATCAAATGCGAAGTGACGCTGCTTATCCTTGAATCGACCGGCGAACCATGGAGACTTTGAAATAATTCTCTTGAATCCTCCGAAGAAGACGTTGTTTGCCTGATCAGCGTTGATAGCAACATTGATAATATCAATGGCGTCTCCGGTATCCTTACCAAAGTATTCGGCTGGGCTCTTTAGGCATAGCAAAAGATGGCACACATATGCCAAGGCGATTTCAGAACAAAGGTCCTTACCGCTACCCTTGCCCAGAACATAAATGATTTCGCTGTAATTAAGAGCGGCACGCCGACGACCCTCATCTTCTCCGTAGAGATTGATGAGGGTTTCTTCTCTATAAATCTGTGATGAGATTTCGATTAGTTGCTTCTGATATTCAGACAGCGTGATTTTGAGGCCTAGATAGTCTGGTGAGTAAAAGAACTCATCCAAGTCCACCGGCCTCTCTTCAAATTCATCTCCACTAATTTCATTTAGCAGGTCTTTGAAATCAAACATATAAGGGGATCAGTCTCCCAAAACCTCGCCTTCAATTGGGCTGTCATCGTCATCCTCTGGAACTGATGTTGGGTTGCCGATATTTGAAAACTGCTGCATAATGAATACCTTGGTCATTGGGAAGTTCTTGATAACTGCAAATAGAACCTGCTTGATGGCCTCCGTGTATTCTTCAAGGCGCACCAACTCGTCAGAAATACCAGCATCGTCATAAAGACCCGCCTTCTGTAGGGTTTCTTGGCGCTTGGCTTCCACATCTGCAATCTGCTTCAATGTGCTGGCCTTCACCTTTAGATCGAGAGTATCATTTACCACATCCCACATCTCTTTGATAATAATATCGTAGTGACGATCCATCGCGGTCAGTGCCTCTGCGGCTCTGTCCTTGATCTGGGCATTATTTTTGGCTATCTCCTTCCACGCTTGGATATAGTTAAGTACATCCTTACGTGGAAGGGATAGGCCCTTGGAAATCGAGGTCGGGTTTGTAGTTCCCTTTAGGTACATCTCGACTACCCTATTCATGTCTCTGTAGTAGTCAGATTCTTCTATGTCTTTATTCATTAGGCTTAAAGCGCCGACTTCTCTTCGGCTTAAACAGTCCCTTCAACTTTTCTATAGGGACCACCAGAGAATCCCCGCGTCCATTCAAATTTGCCCCGACTATCCATGTAGAACCCGTACTCGTTGAGAGCAAATACTGGAATCGAATCTTCCTGTGGTTCTTTAATGTGAGAATCATTCCGGGCCTCACCCTGTCGTCTCTGATCTGAAACTCGTGCTGAATGTACTGCGTTGTCATTAGTGACATTGGAATCTCCTATGGTACCGCGAAATTCGATTAGATCGTTAAGGTACTCTATGAATTCATTATACCCCATGGAGTTTTTGGCTCTATTGCAAACTAGACAGCATGGGACACAATTATCTTCTGTATACCCTACATCATTATCTTTACGGTCTAGACCGTTGTATTTGAATCCCTTAACATTATAAAGACCATCAATCTTTGACTTTTCGTTAAGGGTATTCCTATCTCTTCTGCCGCAGTAATGGCAAGGCTCATGAGCCTTCTCGATGAACCATTCCAGTGAAATCTGAAATGATCGTCCGGCCTTTACGGCGTCAGACTTTATTCTCCTAAGTGCGTAACGCTCACCAGCAAATGGCTTTGTCCTCATATGACAGGAGAGGCACTGTATAGAGTTGGTCTTTTTAGAAAGACCACTGGCCATCTTTCTGACAAACGAGACTCCACAGTTGCATCGGAACTCGGCGCTGACTTCATCAAATGAAATTAGCGTAGCACCAACAACCTCTCCATTTCTAATTGCCCCACGCACGGTTGTCAAGAGTGATTCGCACCCTCTCTGGTTGGACTCCATACAGAGCCCTTAAAGGTCCACTCTCGTGTTAACTTGCTATCACACTTGCCGCACCACTGATTCTCGCGTTCCTCCATGGAAACATTTCTTTCTTCATCAGTGTCACAGTTCATACATGTATAATCATAATTTGGCATTGTTATCATCCCTCACAAATCAATTATATCATTAGTTGACTAAGAATAGCAAACTGCTCTTTTCCTGCACCTTATCAGGGTACTCCCTAACTGAGGAAATTCGTCTGCGGTAGTCTGTGCCATGCTCTGTATTCCATGGTCGCGTGATCAACCAGCACTCGGTGCCCTTCAATGTGAGGGCATCATAGTTCTGCAACTTGTCTTCTACAAAGATGTCGGTAGGGACGCAAGTCTTGTCTGCTGAGAAGTGAATCTCATCAAATGGCGTGAACCCGGCCCACTCCCACCACTCGTGCGTGGCAATATGTGAATTCTCTGGCTTTGAGCCAAAGGATCGGTCTGTGATGACTACAATCTCATGGCCCATATCCTTTACGGCCTTCACTGCTTCCACCGCGCCATCACGAACATTGTTGCGGAAGATGTATCCGGCGTCAACGCCATCATGGCACAACTGGACAAAATCCTTTGGAGACATCCCCCAATACTCAAAGAAGTTCCATGTATGTGGTTCTTCTGCATCGTCCTTCCATCCATAATTTAGGCCTATGGAGTCCATGTATTCACGGACACTCTGACCAAAATCATATAGGACGCCATCTAGGTCGAATCCTACTCTCATTGTTGCTCCTTAGTATCTTGGTGCGAAGTATGTCTTGACATTCGCACGAAACTCTTCAAGAGTTCCATTATTTCTGAGGCCATGCATGAATGGATAGTCGTCAAGTGATGTCTCTGACGCATGCATATTTGCTGGCCCTACTCCATCACGTACAATTCTGACCAGCCTACCGCCGCGCTCGGTAATTGCAGCAGCCTCATTTGGGAACCTTACGTCTGTCACGACATAATTCCCATTTGGGTCAAGGTCATGTAGTGCGGCATCAATCCAAATAGAGTCCCATAGCGTCTGGCGACCTGCCTCTGTTCCAAGCCTTTGAAGGAGGCCGCGAATCTCTGCTCCGTACTCTGTCTCCTTATAACCATCCCATCCATGTTCATCAATTACCTGACTAACGCGCACTTCAATACTTACAGGAATTGTTGCACGAATGCCATCATCAATGTAAAGCCTCTTGACGGTTTCGCCCTGCTTTACATTTATCGGAGTCTCACCCCTTTTGACAGTAACGATTGGGTCTAGTGCATAAAGAAAGTCTCTCAACTTGTCAGCGAATGCGATTCTCTTAAAGCCGTATTCTTCGACAAGCACCTTGGCTGCCTCATCCTTACCCGAGCGTGCATAGCCGCTCAGTCCTATCAGTCTCATTAATTCCTCACTACAACCATTTCAAAATCAGGTATGCTCAGAAGGTAGTCCTTGGCCACCGGCTGCTCATACCCCGCCCCGTTCACAAACGACACGTCACCATACTGTAGCAGTTCATCAGCGAACTGTCCAGCGTCTTCGTACCGAGATGGTGCCCATTCCAGAAGCATGGTGAACTTGTTGTTCTTTCTAAACTTCTCCATGCCCTTCCAGATTTTAGGCTCTGCACCCTCGGCGTCTATCTTAATTAGGTGTCTCTCGCCACTGATCGCGCTGACGAAGGTTTCATCCCATGTGTTTTGAAGAACAACTTCTGCCTGCCAGCCCCATCCTTCTGATGTTGGGACCTCATCTGTTATGAAACCCGCCCCGCTGTGCCCAGCGGGGGTAGCCAAATAAATTTCACCCTTCTTGTCTGATAGAGCAACACCAACGAATTCAATGGTATTTGTCAGACCGTTGATGCTGGCAGACTTCATCATCAATTCCAGAAGGTGCTTCTGGGGCTCTACAGATATAGTTTTCATTCCATGGGTTGCGGCCATCATTGTGTAGTAGCCAACATTGGCACCGACATCCCAGAATACATCGTGACTGTCAAACTGTTCTGAAATCCACTTGGTAATCCAAGCCTCCCAGAATCCATCAGCATGGTGTACAGTGAATGCTGTGTCATCAGGCTCTACATATAGCCAAAAAGACGAGAGATATCTCGCCTTTTCGCCATCGTAGGAAGCGCCAACTCTGCCTATTGCTTCTACCACTTCTCTACTATTATAAATCATTTTATTAATCCGAACTCTTTCAGTCTTCTATAGATTGTTGGGACCGAACACCCGGCCTCTTTTGCGATTTGCTCGGGCGTCATTTTGTTGATTACATACCTTCTGGAAACCCAAGCCTTTGAGTTGTATAGTTTTATTGAAGCCATCCGAATTCACACCTCTTTGGATCGATTCTAAAGATTGGCTTTCTCTTCTTAATTGCATACTGAACCGTGGCATATGTGCCACCGCTTGTTGTGCCATCCCAAACGGCAACTACAGACTCAGCATGATCAACCATATACTCATTGCGCTTATGGTAGGCCCATGGACCGGGATATTCTTCCTGATCTACAATGGTGACCCGCTCGTCTGCAAATT